TCACCATATGTCATCAATGCCACCAACTCATCAAAGAGACGAGTCTCATTGGGTGGTTTCAACAAATAGTATCCACACCTGACATACAACGAATTGCCAATACCATTAATGACAACAGTTAGGCCGTGTCCACTAGGGTTTAGTCCAGCAAACATGACCCACTCACCATTGACGTCGTAAACGCCAATACAAGTTTCTGTCATCAAGACAGTACAACAATTAAGCTGTTCCTTGGTATATCCTGCTCTAACGAGCATACCTATCAGAATCTTAAATGAAGCCAAACTGACTTTCACACTGAATCTCTGATCGTATTTACCATAATCTCCAGCTATACAGTGCTCATCACTATATTTGAAGATGTGATTGTGCAGCAAAGTCCACTCATAACTTGCTGCATTAACGCCAACAGCACTCTCAAATACATCAAAGTGGTGTTGCATTAACATGGACAGTGTAAGAAAATACTTCCTCATCAAGTACAGATATGTCAAATTAGAGCCCATAAAGACCCTTACTTTTTCCTTACCTATCTTGACAGGTTCATCTTTAAGATTACACCTATGTGGAAAATACACTCTCTCACGTTTAGCCATCTTCTGCTCAGCAGCATAGACGGTTTCCATGACCTTTGGATCAATTTCCAATGGACGAGTGATACCCTCAACAGGTTCATCCTTATCGAATATCATTGTTTTCTTACGTTTACCCCAAGGTATACCTGCACTAGTGTTAAGATTCATAGCATAACAACCTAACACACCATCAGCACCTGCCAAAATGGCATCATGTGCTAGTGGGTGTATCCGATTATCCCAATTCAATTGTGGATTATCGTCCCAAAACTTGTGAATCTTATGGTTGTAATCTTCATAAGCTTGGTCTAAGATCGTATATGGTACGTCACTCCTAGTTCCAGCGGCATCAAGCCACTTATTCCAAGGTATATATGTATTCATAAATGGTGATCTCTCATGAGTGCGATCAATACAAAACTTGTCGCAAATATCTTGAGCAAATGGAGTTTCCACAACACTACTCCTAAAAGAGCGTTTCTGTGCTGTGTTCCACCCCAAATGAGTGAATTCACCTTCTATGTACTCTGTAGTACTATGTGGACGAGCGTCAAAAGTGTGCAAAAATGCTGTCCCAGAGAATGTCAATTCCTTAACAAAATCTCCAGATTCAGCCATCTGCACATGAGCACCTTCATTACACATGGAGGCGATCATGTTCTCAACATCTTCTCGCATAACTGTACAAAAT